CGCCGCAAAGGCAAGCATTGGGTTATCTACCCCACTACGCAGGCAGGTACTTTTTCGCTTTGGTTCATGCGCGATGACAAAAGCGGCTATGAATATTTAGTCAGCACTTGGCCGCGCATCATTAAAACCATGCGCGCAGGATGGCCGAAAAGAAATCCCCCATCCAAAAACCCCTGCAACAAATCGCAGGCATGACAGCAACCGACGCCCTCGCAGAGATAGCGCTTATCCGCAATACCTTTATCCGCCTGCGGAATGAGCGGCTGTCAAATCCGAACGTGTCGGAAGAAACCAAGAAACACGCGCGGGAGTATTGGGGGTCAAAGATTGACGCCCTCAATATCGCTGCCGCCGCCATTGTCAAGGCTCACAAGCTCAAGGTGGATAAACGTGCGTAAGCTCGCGTGGCTCGACAGCAACGGCCTCTATTCCAGCACTCCCAAAGGCTGGTACGAAATCGAAAAGGCAAAACGCATCCGCCCTATGTGGCGGGTGTATCTTACCCCTTGGGGCGGCAGACGTTCGGAGATTTGCGAGACAGAAAGTATTGCTATGGCGAAATACCTTGCCTCCCTACACCTGAACAATTTGGAGCTTAATTTTGATAGCTCCTATGAGATAAGGAATATGTTACCATGAACCATTCTTTTACAGTCGGGCAGCGCGTAGTAACTGCCACGGGCTACACCGCTGGAACCGTCATCGAGGCTGGGCCTGATTATATCGACGTTCAGGCGGATAGCGGTTACAAGTATCGCAACTGCAAACCGTCAACGTGGCGTGACGCCAACGACCCCTCCGTTAATGTCAAGCAACAGGCCAAGCCTCTTGAAAAGGGGGAGCGAGTTTATACGTCATTCAAAGACGACGAGGGGGACACCATCTTTGCCAACGGCACTGTCATTATAAGCCCCGGCAAGGATGGCAAAGCGTTCGTGACATGGGATCATGGGCGGCGCTCCAACTGGATTGAGGCTCGGTATCTCATTAGGGGAGAAAACCCCGATGCGTGAAAAGAGGGTAGTAATTGACGGGAGGAAATTTGTCATCGTTTACAAAGAGGATGATACGCCCCACTTAGTCCGTGAACGAGTGTTGCTCAATAAGGGTCATCCATACTTAGAAACATGGGCGGAGCGTCCTTATTGGCACTCAAAGCACGCTGGTAGCACGCGAGGGCTAATCAAGCGTATACTGGAAAAGGGAGAAAACCCCGATGCTTGAGAGGGTCAAGGTAAAGCTCTGGCTATCGCAGCCGGTGCGCGACGAGAGAACGCAACTGTTTCCGCTGGGGCGCTGGATAGAGGTTCCCGGCGTGATAGCGTCACAGGTGAACAAAGGCTTTATGGTGCTACTGGAAACACCGGGCACCTTTCTTGCAAGCGATGGACAGCATACGGTAGAAATAACCGTTAATCGCTGGTACGTTTTCGCACCGACAGAGGACGTGACCTATGAAAATTAAGCCCAAGTTTCTGGTACGGGAAATCACAAGCGAGAATGGGGAGCGCACTTCCGGGGGCGCACCCTACACTGACAAGCTAGCCGCTATGGTTAGCGCGAGCCTCTGGAAAAGAGATACCGGAAAAGATTGCCGCGTTTACGATGCGTCAATGAATTGCGTCTACGATACCTCCATCACAGGGAATGAGTTGGAGCTAGCAAATGTGGTTTAGCGGTTCGTTCTTTGTGGTCGCGCTAGCCGCGCTTTCGATTGCCTATGTGGCATTTGGAACAGTGGGATTGATGACAACGGTGTTAATCCTGCTAATGGCTAGAAATAGCCTCTAACCCGTTGACGTGGTAGCCGGAATTTGCTACCAACATTTGCCGCATGGTGCGGCTTCCAACAGAGGAAATGTCAAAATGGTTGCTATGATTAAGTCGAATATCTCCGTCAAGCTGCTCGGCGCTGCCCGCATCAAGGGCATGGGTGAGGAAATCACTCGTATTCCGCTGGGCGTTCTCGGCGGTGTTTGCACCGGCCTTTTCGCCGCGAAGGCGCAGGATGGCGTCACTGACATTTGGGGCCTCAAGGGCGATTTCTTCGCTCAGGTGGTCAAGAATGACGCGGAGGGCAAGCCCTACATCGAGGAATACGCCTCGGGCAAGTGCTACATGCCTGAGCAAATCCAGAACGTCATCGAGGGCCTTTTCTTGGGCACCCCGAAGCTGGATGACAAGGGCGAGCCGATCAAGGACGCCAACGGCAAGGTGGTGTATGAAGATGGCAAGCAGCCGATTAAGTCGCTGGAATTCCGCTACAAGGCGTATGCTATCCGCGCCACGAACAAGGCCGGATACAGCTACGAATTCGAGCCGCTGATGGAAGCTGCCGCCGCTGACCCGATGGCCGCCGCCAAGGCCGCTTCGCTCGCTGCGCTCGGTTTCGACAACTCGGGCAAGGCGCTCCCCGCCCCGAAGGCTGGCAAGTAACCATCCCTTAACCGGGTAGGTATAGAATGAGGCCCGGTAGCAATACCGGGCCTTAATCATTGGAGGGTGCTGAATGGCACATATCGAAATCGACCCCGCCGAATTGGCGGTACAAGCTGCGCTCGACAACTTCATTAATGAGTTTGTTGAGCAGGTCCAATATGCCCGCAAGAAATTTCCGGGGCGTGAAAATCCTATGGGCATTGCGCTCATGGAAGAAGTCGGGGAGCTTGCCAAGGCCATGCTGCAAGAGGATCATGCAGCAATCTTTCTTGAGGCGGTACAGGTGGCAACGATGGCGTTTCGTTGTCACTATGACGGGGATGCCAGCACCGATGCTTTCCGCAAGGCCAAGGGTTTGGGCCCCTCTGGTTTCCCCGGTGAGATAGAGGCGGACCCTCTGGCGGACGCCAAGGCGGCAGGCCGCAAAGCGCTGGGGCTTGATTAAACAGACACCCCGCCAACCGTGCGCAGTTGGCGGGGTGCTGTCTCCAACAGGGGAGGAACCGGGAGCGTCAGCCCGGCAGTTTCAGCCGATCACACTTTTGACCTTTTGTCAATGACTTGCGCAAAGTTCGGGTTTGCGGCAAAGTGAGAGGGTCCGCCGCTGGAACGGTCGGACCCTCAAGAGCATGTAGCTCGGGCGCATGGGGGTGCGCATCAATATGTCTACCAGAAAGTTAACAGGCCGTCAACTCCGCGAATTTCGGAGCGACGTTGCCAAGCTCAAGGCCAAGGGCCTAGTGAGCAAAAACAAAGACGCCCGTAAGCAGGCACCAACGCGCTACATGCTAAACCAAGTCGCGAAATATCGCGACGTGCTGTCGGGCAAAGCGCAGGTGGTTAAAGTGGCCTCGCGGAAAGAGGCCAAAGAATATGACGCCCTCTATCGGACAAAGGGCAAAGCGGTTGTTCTGCCGGTAAGCGCCAAAGGCGAGCGCGCCAGATACAACCCCAAAACCCATGAAATCACGAGTACCTATTCACGCGGGGAACAACGGGTTACACGGCACTGGCCGAAAACCCCGCTGGTAGAGGGCACCGGGGAATTGCCGCGCGGTGGCAATGTCATCTATACGATACCCTTTCAGGGGAGAGGGGTATTCCGCACTAACGATTTGGCCGACCTATATTCCATGATGCGCGATTTGATCGCATCGGGTTGGGAAAACGTTAAACAGTATGTGATTGTTGAGACGATACAGAACGGCAGGGCCTCCCTGTCGGGCCTCAGCTAAACGGGGCCTGACTTGTCTAAACACTCCCCTGACTTTAGCGCCCTCAACGGGCGCATTGTCATAGAAGCAACTGAAAATCGGGGTAGACCAAAAGGCCCCTATGAAGCGCAAACCAATGCGCAGCGGCAGGCTACGCACCGCGCAAAGAAACATGAGTTGCGTCTAGAGAGGGTCGCTATTCTAGACTTTGAAACCGATCCCTTTGATGACGGCACCTTTGATAACGAGGCAGAACGGATTGAGCCATTTACCGCCTGCCTCTATAACCCAAGTTTTGAACCAGTCATTATTTGGGATAACAATTTTGACAGCTTCATTGACAAGGTACTGGCCGCGATAGAGGCCCTACCCGATGAGGGTTGGACTATATACGCCCACAACGGCGGCAAATTTGACTATCTGTTTCTCATAAGTAGATTGCGAGGGCAGATGGCGTTTAAGGGGCGCGGATTGATGAGTGCCAAAATCGGCACCCATGAAATCCGAGACAGCTTCCATATCATCCCTGAGAAACTGGCCGCATTTCACAAAGACGAATTTGATTACAAGAAAATGGTGCGCAGCAAGCGGGAGAAACACCGTGAGGAAATCATCCGCTATATGGTGTCCGACTGCGTATATCTCTACGAAATGGTGCATGGGTTCCTGTCACGCTTCGGATTTAAGATTAGCGTGGGACAGGCAGCGCTCGGGGAGCTAAAGAAATTTCACGAGGTCGGTAAGATAGGTAAGCTGGCCGATGCGACGTTGCGAGAGTATTTCTTTGGCGGGCGGGTTGAATGTCTCAGGGGTGCCGGGCACTGGATAGCGAGGCCCGGCAAGAGCTTCAAACTCATAGACCGAAATTCGATGTATCCTGCCGAAATGGCCAAAACGATGCACCCGATTTCGGCCAACTATACCAAGATAGTCGGAAAGGGGATAACGCCTAAGACGGCGTTTATCGACTTATCTTGCTACAACCACGGCGCTCTGGTGCGAAAGAATGAGAACAACGAAACCAGCGCACCCTATGAATATGGCCGATACAAAACGACTATCCATGAATACAAGGCCGCTTTGGAGCTAGGGCTAATCGAGCGGGTCACAATTCATAGCGTCATTGAGTGCGATACGTGGGGCAACTTCGCGGAGGTAGTCAATGCTTTCTATGCGGAGAAAGAGCAATGGAAAGCGGCGCTGGATAAATTCAAGGCGGCAGGTGACACAAGCTCGGTCGATTACTGGTACGCCAAGCGCCAGTATATGTTCACAAAATACATTCTCAACAATATGTATGGCAAATTCGCTCAGAACCCAGCCCGCTACAAAGAAACGGTAGTTACCGATCCGGGCGCACCGGCACCGGAGGGCTATGAGGACCAGTTAGCGCCAGTATGGGAAAATGACCAGTATGCAATTTGGGAGCGCCCCGCGCCACGTTCCATTTATAACAACGTGGGAACCGCAGCCTCGATTACAGGGGCAGCTAGAGCGGACCTGTTGCGCACTATCTACCATTGCACCAATGCAATATATTGCGACACCGACAGCGTTATATGCGAAGAATACGACAGCAACGCCATTGATATTCACCCCTCAAAACTAGGGGCTTGGGATTTGGAGGCGGAATTTTCTGAGGTCGTTATTGTCGGGAAAAAGCTCTATGCCTGCAAGCCAAAAGATTTCAAGGTTGGACAAGAGGCAAAGATTAAGGTAAAGTCAAAGGGCGTGTCCGGCTTGACTTGGGACGAAATGGTCCGACTTCTAGCTGGCGAGACGATTGCGAAAAGGAACCCCGCTCCCACTATGACCCGTCGCGGCGATCAGCTTTATATGGTGCGCAGCGTAAAGCGTACCGCGCCGCTTGCTGGGGAGCTAAAGCGGCCCGCTGGCCGTCGAAAGGAAATGGCTTAAATGCAAATGGCGGTTTTGTCAGCCCTCCCGCATTGGTGGGGTTATGCCCCTGCCGTTGATACAGGCCCCCGCGCACTTGGGGTCAATTTGACGTGGGCGGAAGGAGACGAGCCTGTTCAGGACGTTGATTTGTTCCGCGAAAACGTCATGTCGGAAATGCCCTTTGTGCAATCCATCTGGATTGACAATGCGGACAATCCCAACCCCCTCCGCATCATTACCGACGCAATCAACCAGCGGATTATCTTCCCCTCTGCCTCGCAGGGTATCCGGCCCATGCTGATTGGCAACCCCACAAAATTTACCGTTCAGGCGGTTCCGCCCGGTGTCGGGGAGGACGCTTTCACGGTGCGGCTTATTCTGTTGAATGTGCCCGCTCCCATCTTTACCGCAAACACCATCTAACGGAGGCCCCGATGCGGCTCACTCATTATATATTGGCGGCAGTTGCGGCCATCGGCATTTTGGGAGCCGCGCCTGCCGCTGCTCAAAACAGTAACGGCAAGGTGACGACTGCCCCGCCGAGCTACACGAATAACACTTGGGCACCGCTCAGCCTTACGCCCACGGGCGAATTGCGCGTTACCTCTGCCGGGGGTGGCACTGGCGATGTGAATATTAATGAGGTTGGCGGCAACCCGGTGACAACTGCGCTTCCCGTGGTTGGCAGCACTACGGTTTGCGATAGCGCAGGCACCCTTGCGCCTGTGCTGCCTTGCGCGGACGTATCAAATGTCGGTGGCCTCAACGCGCTTGCCGTCAATGTCGTGAGCGGTGGCGGGGGTGGTGGCGGCGACGTGAACCTTACCGAAATCGGAGGAACCGCTGTCGGTACTACGGTTCCGGGGGCACTTGATATTACGTGCGTATCTGGTTGCGTTGCTGGCTCGGGCGTTGCGCAGGGCACGGCCACGGCGGCGGCACCTACTTACACAGAGGGCGCAAACGCGCCACTTTCGCTAGACCTGTCGGGCAACCAGCGTGTAACTTTGGGCGCTGCTCAAGTCAACGTTGCGTGCAATATCGGTGTCGGTTGTGTCGGTAACGCTGTCGGCGGTGCCGTTCCTCCACAAGCCCATGTGGTCGGTTTTCACGACCCTAGCGGTAACGTCGCTATTCCGCGAACCGATGGAAGCGGCAATACCGTTGTAACCGGCACTGTGGGAATTACCGGCACTCCGAACGTTGCGCTTACCAGCGTTAGCGCTGGCGTTGGGATCATCCCGATTGCGCCCTCTACGCAGGCAGGAACGCTTTCGCATAGCGCAATTCTTGCTAACTCTACCAATGCCACTAGTGTTAAGGCATCGGCAGGAACCCTGTTTGAAATCAGCGTCTACAATAATAGCGCGACGATTGCCTATCTCAAGCTCTACAACAGTGCTACCGCACCGACCTGTGGCAGCGGAACCCCTGTCGCGCGCTACCTCATTCCGGGGGCGTCCTCTGGCGGCGCAGGTTCCAATGTGAATATCACTTTGGGCAAGTCATTTGGCACAGGCATTGCCTACTGTGTTACAACCGGCATTGGCGATACGGATACAACCGCCGTGGCGGCGAACGCCTATCTTGTCAACCTGACGTATAAGTGAGCGTATCAATGTTGAAGCGCCTTTTTCTTGGCATAGTTGCAACCCTCGCTTTTTCGGCGGGGGCTTTTGCCGATAGTTCGCTTACGCTTCTCGGTGTAGGCACCTCCCAAATTTGCGGCACCTATGCGACAACCTATTTAGTGGTTGCAGGTGGGGGCGCCGGTGGCGGCAATAGCGACATTCCGGGGTCCGGTGGCGGTGGTGCTGGTGGTTTGCTGACTGGCTCTGAGAGCCTGTCATGCGGAACCTATCCGGTCTCCGTTGGGGCCGGTGGCGCTGGGGTTCAAGATGTTGCTGGTTTGCCGGGTGACAACAGCACCTATAACGGCAAAGTTGCCATCGGTGGCGGTGGCGGTGGTGGTGTAGGCGCAAGCCCAACAGCGGCGACTAGCGGCGGGTCAGGCGGCGGTGGGGCCTCGGGTGCCGGTGGCGCTGGTAACGCTGGGGCCGCTGGAACGGCGGGGCAAGGTTTTAACGGCGGCAATGGTGTAGGCGTTGACGGTAACAATCGGTGCGGCGGCGGCGGAGGCGGTTCTGCCGGTATCGGTATTACTGGCGGTGCTAATACTGGTGGCAATGGCGGGCCCGGCACAAGTTTAAGCATCACAGGCTCGGCTGTCATTTACGCCGTTGGTGGCACGGCCAGTTGCGGTTCTGCCGGTAGCGTACCAACACCCCCGGCAGGTGGTTGTTCTATTGCGGCACTAAATGCTAATGGCAATCCGGGTGCCCCAAATACCGGAAGCGGCGGTTGTGGCTCTCGCGTTTCCAGCACTTCTAATAGCTCCACAGGCGGGGCGGGAGGCTCGGGAATTGTAGTTGTTCGTTATCCGGTTGCGAATGGCACTTGCTCAGGGGGCAATACCGTGTCAATTGTCGGCTCCGACCGCGTACATATTTTTACCAGCAACGGCAATCTTGTGTGCCCCTGATGGCTAGCATCCTCCCAATCGGGGTTCAGCCAATCCCCTATGCACCGCCGACTGGCGTAAAGCTCCACAGGGTTCCTGTGGGGTTATCCAATCGCCCTGCCGGGATGCTAGGCCCTAACAGCGTTCGCGTTGATATTGATTGGGCGATAGCGCCCTATCTCGCTTCGACGCTTAAGCCCGTGGTGGCCGTGGAAATCGACCTGTTGGGGCAGGCGGTTCAACAGCCCCTAGACCAAATTCGGAGTGTCTATATAGACAACTCCAATTCGATTACTCCAATGTATGTGGTGTTTCCCGACACCAATTTTCTTATCCAGTGTCCGCCGCGTTCTGTAGCATGGCAGCCTGTTTTGACGGGACAGCAAAAAGCTATCATTTTCGGGGTAGGCTTTGTTTCTGGCCTTATTCCCAATACCCCTATTCACTTCACAAATATTGACGTAGCTGGATACGTCATACCCGTTCACGGGGCAAATCTGGTGCGCGGTCTTTTCGTCGGTGCTGGTGCGCCACCCCTTGCCGATCAGACTTCATTTAGCGCGGATATTCCCGCCACCACTATTCCGGTCTCTGCCGATAGGCGAATAGTCGTGGCGGTTGGAGCAAAAGCGGCAGGCGGCGGGTTTGCGACGCTGGTAACATTCAGCAATGTTCGTGCTGTCACTGACGTTGCCCCCGGTGGCGTCCCTTTGCAGCCCAGCGTTATTGTCAATCGCGCAGGCGCTAATACATTTGGTTTGCAGTTTTTCTATGCGACCATTCCACAAGGGGCGCAAATTCAACGTATCACATTTGACACCGGCGTTCTCGCTAACAACGCAGCGGCTGGCGTGTGGGCGCTTTACAATACATCGGACCCTGACCCGCTTGAGGCCAAATTTGCGTTCGCGGGTGCCAACTCTACCAATCTCTCGCCGCTTGTAACCGAAGATGGCTACGCGATGCTTGCATCTGTTTATGCCTCCAATTCGGCACAGGATGCAGTTTGGACAAATGCTCAAGAGGTTGCCCAAATCGGCAATGCAAACGCCACCTATTCATTTGCCATAATCGACGGTGGCGCGGATAACTACGTGCCTACTAGTGTCGCTGTCACGCAGGCGGCAATTTCTCAATCGTGGAATTAAGAGAGGGTAAGCCGATGGCTACTGGAATGGAAATGATGCTAATGAGTGCGGTTAAGGCCCTCGGCCTTGACCCCGCGAAAATCACGGAGATTGCCAATTCTGTTGGCGATGGTATCAACAGGATTGTTCAATCTCTTGAGCGTATCGAAGCGCAAAATACGCGCATCGAAAACAAACTTGACGAATTGCTGGCAGATAAACGGGAAGCCTCTGCCAGTGGGGCAAATATCCGTGCGCTTCCCCATATGAACGGAGTTGACAATGCAGACGTATGACCCCCTCAAGCCGGGTTATATCAATCCCGACCATCTGGAAATGCTTACCCCGGAAGCCCGCTCCAACGTGATTACCGTTGACCCGGACGTTCCCCGGCAGGCTGACGTTTCCGAGGCCCCCGTTGCGGAAGGGCTGACGACCGACATTGCGCGCCCTCTTACTCTCGATGAACGGCTTGCTGCCCTTGAGGCTCGCAATCCGAACGCGGTGGAAGCCAGTCGCGCAATGCTGAGCGATACGGACGGCCTTACCGCCGACGAGGTTATTCATGTGCGGCATATCCTGTCGAAGTATTTCGCCAACGACAGGCCCGATGACATTGCCGAGAATGAGTGAGCCTATTGACCTGACGACCTTGGGGGCAGCTACACCGCTGCCCCCTTCCGATCATCCAATTTTTCAAGGCCCTGTCAAAAGCGCGTCGGAAATCGTAGACTTTGATTATACGGGCATGGACCCGCATCTAGCGCGCTTTTTACAAAGCCTTGTTTACCGCATAGGCGAATTGGAAAGGGCACAAAATGAGCGACGTGAATATGTCAGCCGCGCCAGCGGCGGCGGCAGAGGCAGCGGCGGCAGTAGTCGCCATGCAAGAAAACGCGGAAGCCCGCGTTGAGGCCGTTCTAGAGGGAGCGGCTGAGAGGGTGGCGGATGCTGAACGCACCGCCGAACGTATCGCGGAAGCGGCGATGGAAAGTGAAAGGGGCCGCGAAATTGAGGCCCTTAGACAGGAGATATATCAGTGCCAAGAGGACAACAGGAACCTATCCGCATCGTTAGCGGCGATGCAAACGAGCATGGCGGAAATACAGGGACAGCTACAAGCCCTGTTGACGCTGGAAGTGATTTCAGCGGCCATGAACCCGCCGAACGCCCCGGCGTTATCGTCATCGACCCCAGCACAATCGGCGGTAGTGGAAGCGGCGGAAGCGGCAGCGGCGGACCTGAACCCGGCGAACCTGCAAAACGTCGCAGAGGCCGCCCAAGAGGCTCAGGTTCCGGCCCCCGTCAAAAAGCGGCCTCGCTGGATGTAACAGGGCTGGAAAGCATCTTGCTTTCTACCCATGCCATGCTCGCGGGTATCACGCAAACGGCAGAGCTTGCGCTTGACCCCACGGAAGCGGCGGACCTTTCCAAGGCCATTGCCGCCGTGGGGCGTCATTATGATATGACGCTTCCGGCAAAAACGCTGGATTGGACTAATCTTATGATGGTGGCGGGTGCCGTCTATGGCCCTCGGCTTATCGTCATTCTCAACAATCGTCGTAGCGCTCGGGCACGGCCTGCGACGATGGCCCCCGCCGCCGCACCCTCGGGCGGCGGGGGTTCTTCGACACCAACGCACCATGCAGACGGCACCGTTGAGGTAGAAGCCTATCCGGGCGGGCCGAAAATTCGGAGGACGTTGCAATGACCTATAATAAAGCGCAGCTTTCATTCCCGCTACAGCGGGACTGCGATGCTTTTTACGGCAATCCGCGCGGGGTTGGCGGGGCCACGGTGTCGAAAAAGTGGTATGCCGAAAACATCATCTTTGTTAAGCCCCCTTGGGAAATGCGCATGGGTGAAATTAAGATTACCCGCATCCCCTTCCACAAGAAAGCTGCAAGCGCCTTGCAAGGGGCGCTGGCGGCGATTGCTATTCTGGAAGCGGCTCGCTCCGGCATTATCCATGCCTCCGGGCTTGACGTTTTCAGTGGCAGTTTCAACTATCGACCCATGCGCGGCGGGTCGGCTTTGTCGATGCACAGTTACGGTATCGCCATTGATTTTGATGCTGCGCGAAATGGGCTAGGGAACCGGAAACCCCATCTGGCGCTCTATCCCGAAATCATCGACATATTCCTTGAGCATGGGGCGATTTGGGGCGGGGATTGGAACGGGAACCGGGACACCCTAGATGAACGCCGCTGCGACGGGATGCACTTCCAATTTGCGAGGCTCTAATGAAACTGACGACTGCCACTATGCTCAATTATGCGCTCGCCATTCTTGGCGGGCTTGTCGTGGGGCGCTGGGGAATTACCCCTGACAACTGGAAAGAGATTTCCGACGCACTGATAACGCTAGTGCCCGCCGTGCTGGCCCTCATCGGTGCGGTGCGTGGAATTTCTGCCGCTGCCCAGCCAAAAGTTTCGTCCGAAGGGGAGGCCGTAGCGCTTCCGCCTGAGACGGCAAAGACGATTGCGCAGGCGGCGAAAGAGAGGCCCCGCACCTTGATTGACGCAATTAGCAGTCTCAATTTGGGACGCTGATTTAAGAGGGCGTTAGAAAGTGTCGGTCAAAAATCATGCCAGTTTGCGGAACGAACCGTGAATTTCGCAAGATTTATTTTTATGACCCGACATAGCCTGACGCCCTCTTTCGTCACCTGACGCATCCTAGGCGATTTTAGAGGCATAGGCATTTTATGCCTAGTGGGAGACAGTGGGGCAAATGGTATCTACAGAAAAAGACAAACAATTGATTAACTGGGCCGCCGCTGGCCCTGTTATCACATTGTTAATTGCTGGTGGCGGGATGATCGCAGGCTTTAGCGCTGTGTTGGAGAACCAGAAAGCGCAGGCCAAGGAAATTCAGGAGGTTTCCCAGCGGGTCGATAAACTCTATGACCTATTAGTTTACCCCTCTGTTGGGAGGCCCTAATGGCTGCGCCCTCGGCGTCCGCTGGCACCTTTCGTTTCCCTTCGACTTCGCAGCGCACCGCAATTATCGGACGCACCGGGAGCGGAAAAACCCAACTTGGAGCTTGGGTTTTGTCCGAAGCTCCCTTTGACGTTCAGCCTTACATTGTGGTAGACTACAAGCGAGACGAGCTAATCGGGTCGATTGGTCGGGCTGTCGAAATCGACCTGAAAACCGTTCCCAAAAAGCCGGGTTTATATGTCGTGCGCCCTAACCCGGCTGATGATGAAGCGGTTGAAAATTGGCTCTGGAAAATTTGGGCGCATGAGCACATTGGGCTTTACATTGACGAGGGGTATATGCTCCCCATGCCCGCGAAGGGTGCTTTTACCAGCATCCTTACGCAGGGCCGGTCGAAACGTATCCCTGTCATTTGCCTATCGCAGCGCCCCGTCTTTCTATCCCGTTTCGTCTTTTCGGAAGCGGATTTTTTCGCTGTCTTTCGCCTTAACGACACCGAGGATGAAAAGACCGTCCAACGATATATCAGGCGGGAGCATATAGACTTGCGCAATCAGTTGCTGCATCTGCCCCGCTATCACTCTTATTGGTATGACGTGGCCGAAAGCACGGCATTCCATATGCAGCCCGTTCCAGAGGCACCCAAAATTCTGGAACGGTTCGACGAGCGGCTAAGGCCCAAGCGCAAGGGGATTTGACTATGGAGAAAACGTATTTACAGTGGAACGCCGTGAATTGGATTACGGTTGTTCTCATGGCGTCTTTCGGGGCGCTTTTCGTGGGGCTGGTTCTTACCGGCCTCAACGCTTACGGCCTCACTAATCGGAGTGCTTCCGATGAATGAGTTTCTGAAAAAGCTCCCTATAAATTGGGAGCTAATCGGAAACCCCGCCAATTGGCTGGTGGTTTTCCTGATGATTGCAATTGCCGGTGTCGGGCTTGCTGTCATCGTCCCTTTCAACCCCGACACCACAACGGACGGAGAATGACATGGCTAAGCCTGTCGTAGGGTCGGCTCAGGCGAACCCGCCCGCGCAGTATACGCGCGAAATGAATGAGTATGCCAAGTCGCTGGTTCTGGCTCGCGCCATTGATATGTGGCAGGCCATTGACAGCCGCACTGTCGCCAACGTGCTGGCAAACAACGTCATCAATATTCCCATCCGCAACGTGGGCCTTATCAAACGGCTGGTTGTGGAAATTTCGTTCACGCTGTCGCAGGCAGCGGCAGAAACGCTGAACCGTACGACCCTCGGGCTGGGCAACGTTCTCTCGCAGGTCATTTTTACCGACCTTTCCAATCAGACGCGCATTAATACGTCCGGTTGGCACCTGCATTGGCTGGCCTCGCTTCGGCGGCAGGGTGTTTTTGGCGCAGCCGTCACCACTGACACCCCTACCGGGTTCGGCTCCAACTTTGCCGTTATCAGCGGTCCTGCCGCTGTCACGGCGGGGCAGACTATCCGCATGATGTACGAAATCCCCATTTCGTATGGCGATTTCGATTTGCGCGGTGGCATTTATGCCAGCGTCGTCAACAGCACCATGAATTTGCAGCTTACCGTCAACCCGAACCTTGTGGTTGGCAGCGCTGCAAATCCGACCCTTGCCGCGTACCAGTCAACCACGGCAAACGACCTCGGCACCATCACCAATTTCCAAGTGACCACGTACCAGAATTATCTGGATCAGGTGCCTATGTCGGCTGACGGCCCGGTGCTGCCTCTGTTGGACCTTTCCACGGCGTACCTGTTGAACAACACCGTCGCAACGGGCATGTCGGCCAATCAGGATTTCGCGATCCCTTACGCCAACTTCCGCGATTTCCTTTCGACGTTCTTTATCTATGACAACTTCGGCGGGGCGGGTGCGATTGGCACTCAGATTTCCGCCCTCAAGCTCCAGTCGGCCAACTACACGAACATCATTAACATTGATCCGTTCGTAGCGTCCCTTCTGGCGCGCAACATCATTCGCGACGACCTGCCTACGGCGGTTAACCGTGAGGCGTATCTGTTGGATAGCCGTCGCAAGCCGATCAGCACCGTTCAGTATGGCAACATGCAGGCGGTGCTTACCCCCGCCAATGTCGCGGGTGCTGCCTCGCGGGTGCTGGTGGGATATGAAAGTCTCGCTATCATCAATCAGGTTACGCAGGCCGGTTCGCTCTACAACACGTAACCGGGTAAGGGTTGCGAGGGGGCTAGACCCTCTCGCTCCCTTCCCATTTTGGAGGTATCCGAAATGGATGGTATCGCGGCATGGCTGAGACAGCCGTTCAAGGCGGAAGGCACCGCCATTGACTGGTTCCTGTTTTTCGGCCTGCTTATCGTAATCAGCGTCATTTGGCGCATCATCTTGGGCCATCTTCGGCTCGCGGGAGACTGAAATGCTTCGCACCGTGCTTATCACTGTCGCCGTTCTGGCGGTGGGCTATTTCCTCGGGTCCAAGTATCCGGGGCTGCTTTCCAAGGTCGGGCTTTGAGCCGATGAACCAGAGCAACGTCATTTTCGCCTTTCTGTTTGCCGCGTTCGTGATTTTTATTACGGTGCGCGGCAACCTGCCTGTCTATCTGGGCTTCATTCTTGGGGAGGCCGAATAATGCCGTTTGCTCTGGTTCTCATCGGGCTTGTAATGATTGTAAGTGCGGCAAAGGATACGCACCGCGCTTTTGGTGCCCAGCTTCTAAAAGACTTCACTGGCCCCGGCAATTTTCTCTACTGGATTGCCGCTATCGGTGCTGTCGGGGCGCTGGGATACATCGAACAATTGCGGGTTTTCTCCCGCTACTTTATGGCACTTATCCTTGTGGCAATGCTTTTGGCGAATAAGGGCTTTTTCGGCCAGCTGCAAGAGGCATTGGCAAAGGGACCAGTTGCGCCAGAGAGAGGCCCCGGAATTGTATTGCCGGACAAATCCGCCCCCTCAAAGGATCAGCCGAAAACCTCAACTCCCCTGACAGGGAACCCCTATCTTGACGCCGGGGCAAAAGCTGGCTCAGAGGCTAGGGAAAACTTTGGCACGTTTATTGATGGCTTGAAAACCCTTATCGGGTTGGGCCTGTAGGAAAGGGCAGACTATGAACCAGCTTACCGAAACTGTCGTCACCATCGCTACCGCCATTGTCGGGGTGGCGATTTTGGCCGTTCTGGTTTCCCGCCGTAGCAATACGGTTGGGGTAATTCAGGCGGCAGGTTCCGCGTTCTCCAATGCGCTCGGGGTTGCAACCCAGCCTGTGACAGGGGCGAATATCGCCTTTAACGTGGGCTATCCCAGCAACGGTTTTCCGATGGCCTTCTAAGGTGCCCTCGGGCACCGGGCGGCAATAGCAGCATCGGAGAGAAACATGGGCCTGTTTAACAGGGCCGGAAAGCAGGCTAAGAAAGTCGCTATCCCGCCCAAATCCTCGGCGCTGGGGTTGTTCCATATGGAATGGGAACGCCAGCGTATGCCCTCACCGGGGGCTATGAATTACAGTTGGCAGACGTTGGGCCTTGTGCCTACGTCGCCAATTTCCGGTGCCGTCGCTGCGCGTGAGCAATTCCACCACACGGGGATTGCTCCCCAGCCGGTAATCGGCAAAGCGGTGCCTCTGGCAGGCACCCCCATTGTCTCGGGGCAGGTTATGAGTGCGCCACTCTTTAACCCCGATACAGGTACGTTCCATTCTAGCCCGGCAGGCTTTGTTGGGGCCGCTTACGAGCGCAGCCCTGAGATTTTGCCCGCTGGCGCTAATGTCATGTAAGGGGGCTTCCGATGAACCCGATTGAGTTTGTCAAGAAACACCCCCTGATGACAGGTGGCCTTGTGCTAGGGGGGCTTGTCCTATTTTTCATCCTCGCAAGCGGCGGGGGTGGCGTTGCGTCAGTCAACAGCGGTGGGGCTTCCGTTGATGACGCTAACGCAGGCTTGCAATTGCAGGCTTTGCAGACACAGACACAGGCCCAGCTTGCACAAGCCAGCATGAATAAAGAAATCGCACTTGGCGAGCAGGCCACGGCGAAAACCATTGCCGAATTGCAGGCACAGATTGAGGGCAAGGGCATTGAGGCCCAGCAAGCTCTCGGCCTTGCCAACATCGCGGCAAATAAAGAGACTACGCTTTTGCAGACAACTCTTTCCGCAAAAGCTGCCGAAGCTCAGATTGCCGCACAGGTTGAGCGGGACCGCATCAATTCCGCAACCATCCTTGGGCAGGCCAATATTATGAAACAGATGCAGAAAGACGCTAACAAGCCCAAGGGCCTGTTTAGTTTCCTTTTTGGGTGAGGGCCATGAAAAGAACCGAATGGATTTTCCTTGCTTTGGTGGTGGCCGCTCTGGTGGCCGTCATCCTGTTTAAGGGGCGCAACCCGTTTGCCACTCCCCGCACCACAACGATTGTGGGCGACAGCGTGACGCCGGACAATACCTCTTTTGTCTCTGGCCCTGCCTACCTGATGTATAATCAGCCGTGGTATTTCGGGCCTGAGATTGCCCCTTTTCTTCCGACGCTGACGGCGGGGGCGGCGGGACAAGTGGGGATCAATCCCCCGCCCTTTTCCAAGCGCTGACTAAAGTTTGGCGCACTTTCAACGGAGAATGAAAATGCTCGGAATGAATAAGGACAAGGGGCAGCGGACCCCTCCCGTTACCATCAACACCGCAAAGACGGTTACAGGCCAGCACCTGTCCCAGTGGTTGCGTCAGCCTATCAGCGGATACGTGCCCCTCGCTGACGTGGCCTTTGGCGAAACCGCAAACCCCATCCCGCCGGGTCCGCCTCGCGGCCCCATGATTTTCCCCAATGCGGAAAGCAATAAGATGCTGAACCTGCCCAGCGTTCAGGCCATCTACGATATGAAGCGGACTGGCGGCACGTTCTGACAGGTGCGTTATGGCAGACTGGCCTTTTGACAGGTTGCAGCCCGGCTGGCCGGGGCTGGAAAATCTCCCCGGTGGGGGTGTCACTCCCGAACGGGCCGCAACGTTCGGGACTGACATTTTTGGTAATCTCCCAACCATCGGCCAGTTTACCAAGGCTAACCAAAGCGAAGGCAAAACGCCCGCCAACATCTACAACGACGCCGTGACAGAGGGGCGCATTACCCCGCTGGCCGGAATTGTCTCGGGTGGCGTTGGGCCTACGGCAGAGGGCGGTAGCTGGATTGAGCAGCTATTGCAGCGGG